CGACGCTGTCCGGGGTGACGCAGCGCACGGTGTACCGCTGGCTGGCAGGGACGACGCCGGTCGCGCGGTCGGTCATCGCCATGCTGGAGCTGATGCAGCAGGCCCGCGCGTGACGCGGGTTCGGAAGCGGGGGCGCAATGGGCGCCCCGAGGACACGTACTCGGTGCCGGTCGCCGCCGAAATCTGCCGACTGATTGCCGACGGCGAGACGCTGACGGACGTCTGCCGGGCCATAGGGATCGCGCGGCAGACGGTCTATACTTGGGTGCTCGACAATCACGAAGGTTTCGCTGACGCTTACGCGCGCGCTCGTCACTTGATGGCACTCGGCTGGGCCGACGATCTCGACGAGATCGCACGCGACAGGCGCGGCGATTACATGGTCGACGCGGACGGCAAGACGGTGCCCGACATGGAACACATCATGCGGTCGCGTTTGCGCATCGACACGCGCAAGTGGATGCTGTCGAAGATGCTGCCGAAAGTGTTCGGAGAGAAGGTCATCACAGAGATCACGGGCAAGGACGGCGGCGCGATTGAAATGCAGGCGACGAAGATCGACGTGCTGGCGCTCGCTCCCGAGCAACGCGATCAGCTCAAGCAGATTTTGTTGCAGGCGACGAAGGGAAAGACGGAGGGTTAGCTATGGGTAAATTTGTGCAGATCAAAGCGGCGACTAACAACGTCGAATATGTGCCAGTGCGCGAGATTTATCGCATCGTGTACGCACCGGAGCGCGGCGAGTACACGCTGGTCATGCGCGACGGCGAAACGCATGCAGCCCATCCCGAGGATGTCATGCGGCTGTTGGCCTATGCCCGATAGTTCACCACGGCGGCCCGTCGACGACATGAACGTCCACATCGGCGGCAAGAAATATTTCTTCCGTCCGGCGCAGGCGCGCGCAAAGGACATGCCGTACCTGCTCCACCTCTTCGTCGCGCTTTTGGGCATGCGCACCGCGGGCGAATTCGCCGTCGACGTCTTTGTCGCGGACCACGACTTGTGGCACTGCTTTGAACCCGCCGGCGCCTGACATCGTCCGATATGCCATGCTGCACGGCGTGCGTATATCCGTCTCCGTCTTCCCGTGGAGTGTTCGCGCGGAACAAACACTGCAAACGGATGCGGGCGACGCCGCCACGCGGCTCATTGCCGACAACCAGTTTAATGTTCTGCTAGTGCTCACGGGCGGGTACTACGCGGGGCCGCGCGCGGCCGTGCAGTGAGCCTGACCGACACCAATCCGTTCGAGCTGCTGCGCGAGATCGAACGCGCAGAGTGCGAGACGTCGCTCTACACGTTCGTGCAGAAGGCGTGGCGCTACGTCGACCCGTCGCCGTTCACACCCGGCTGGCCGCTCGAAGCGATGTGCGAGCATCTCGAAGCCGTCGCTGACGGCGACATACGAAAACTGCTGATCAACATTCCGCCGCGGTGCGGCAAGTCCACCATCGTCAGCGTCTGCTTTCCTGCGTGGGTGTGGACGCAGCGCGAGTTGTCGCCAACGGCGGGGCCGCATGTCCCGCTGCTGCATGCGTCGTACGCTTTGTCGCTGGCGATGCGCGACAGCGTGAAGACGCGACGCCTGATCGAGAGCACGTGGTATCAGAAACTGTGGGGCTCGCGTTTCCATCTTGTCGGTGACCAGAACACCAAGGGGCGCTTCCAGAACGACAAGCGAGGCGAGCGGCTGATCACTGCCGTCGATGCGCGCGTCACGGGTGAGGGCGGCAACATCATCGTGGTCGACGACCCCAACGCCGCAAACGACGCGCTGTCCGAGGCGTTGATCGAGACGACCAACGAGTGGTGGGACGGCACGATGTCGACGCGCTTGAACGACGCGCGCACCGGCGCCTACATCGTCATTCAGCAGCGGCTGGGCGAGGAAGACCTGACGGGCCACATCCTCGACACCGACGAGGGCTGGACGCACCTGATGCTGCCGATGGAGTACGAGCCCGAGCGCGCGTTCGTGTCGAGCATCGGTTGGGAAGACCCCCGCACCGAGGCAGGCGAGCTGCTGTGGGAGGAGCGGTTCGCGGCCGAGCAGGTCGAGGTGCTGAAGAAGCGGCTTGGCCCGTGGAAGGCCGCCGGCCAGCTACAGCAGCGCCCGGAGCCGAAGGGCGGCGGCATCATCAAGCGCGACTGGTGGCAGCTCCACGATGCGCCCGCGTTCCCGCCGTTCGACTACGTGGTTGCATCCCTCGACACGGCTTTCACCACGAAGCAGGAGAACGACTTCAGCGCCTTGACAGTCTGGGGCGTGTTCTCGTCCGACACCGTCGCGGTGCCGTCGAAGCAAGTGATACGAGGCGAGCGGCTGGTCAACGTCGACCCGCGCGAGTATGCGAACCAGTCGCCCAAGGTGATGTTGATGAACGCCTGGCAAGAGCGCCTTGAGCTGCACGACCTCGTGCTGCGCGTCCAGAAGACGTGTAAGGAAATGAAGGTCGACCGGCTCCTGATCGAGGACAAGGCGGCAGGCCACAGCGTTGCGCAGGAGCTGCGCCGCCTCTTCGGCTACGACGGCTTCGCCGTGCAGCTCGTCAATCCCGGCGCGCTCGACAAGGTCGCGCGCGTCTACGCAGTGCAGCACCTGTTCGCGGAAGGCATGATCTACGCGCCCGACCGCCAGTGGGCCGAGATGGTCATCGGGCAGTGCGCGACGTTCCCCCGCGGCAAGCACGACGACCTCGTCGACACCGCGAGCCAGTGCCTGACGCACTTGCGCCTGACGAACATGCTGACGCGCAGCTCCGAGCACATCGCCGAAATCGGAGAGAGCCTGCGCCACCGCGGCGCGCCGCCGCAAAGCCTGTACGGCATATAGGCGGGGCTTGACATTCTGTCACTAGCATGCCAGCCGCTTGATGTGATAATCTCCTGTCCCTGCGAGGTCTTTGAATGGCTTTAGTGCCGGGGTTGAGCCCCAACATCCGCTTGGTCGAGCCCGAACCCGATGCGCTGCCTCCGGGCGAGGATGTTGTCGTCGAGAACGCCCCGGAGAATGCCGACGTCGAGCACACCGACAATCAGGGCAACGTCATCAAGATCGACCATCCCGACGGCTCGATCACGATCAGCCTCGACGGCAAGCCGGTCGAGGAGGCCGAAAGCGCCTACGACGAGGGCTGGTTCGCAAACCTAGCCGACAAGATCGACGGGATGGAGCTGTCGCGCGTTGCCGACGATCTGATCCGCGCAATCGGCGACGATGTCGACAGTCGCAGGGACTGGATCGAGGATCGCGCGCAGGGCATCAAGCTGCTGGGCCTCAAGATCGAAGTGCCCGGCATCGGCGGTTCCGCCGAGGGCGCCCCCGTCGAGGGCATGAACCGCGTCCGCCACCCGCTGCTGCTCGAAGCCGTGCTGCGCTTTCAGGCGAACGCGCGCGCCGAGCTGCTGCCGACCGACGGGCCGGTCAAGATCAGGGTCGACGACAACAACGCCTCGTTCCAGACCGACCGCATGGCCGACGCGCTCGAACGCGATCTCAACCACTACCTGACGGCCATCGCCACCGAGTACTATCCCGACACCGACCGCATGCTGCTGATGCTTGGCTTCGGCGGCCTTGCGTTCAAGAAGGTGTATTTCTGTCCGCTCCGCAACCGACCCGTCAGCGAGACGGTCGACGCCGAAGACCTGATCGTCAACGCCGCCGCGACCGACATCCGCAGCGCCAAGCGCGTGACGCACCGCGTGATGATGCGGCCCTCGACCGTGAAGCGGCTGCAAATCCTCGACGTCTACCGCGACATCTCGCTCTCGACGCCGTCGCCGCAGCAGCTCGACAGCGCGCAGCGCGAGAAGAAGGCGCAGCAGGGCGTCCAGCCCGAAGCGTTGAACCCGGACGACCGCGACCGCGAAATCTACGAGTGCTACTGCGAGCTGAACATCAAGGGCTACGAGCACAAGTGGAAGGGCAAGGAGAGCGGGCTTGAAGTCCCGTGGCGCGTCACCATCGACGTCACCAGCAAGCAAATCCTGAGCATCGTCCGCAACTACGATTCCGACACGGCAGAACTGCCCGAGGCGCGCGCCGTGTTCGTGCCGTACACGTTCGTGCCGGGCTTCGGCTTCTATCCGATTGGCCTGCTGCACATCCTCGGCAACACGACCAACGCCGTGACGGCGGCGTGGCGCGAGCTGCTCGACGCGGGCATGTACGCCAACTTCCCCGGTTTCCTGTTCAGCGACGCCGGCGGACGCCAGAACACGAACATCTTCCGCGTCCCGCCGGGCGGCGGCGCGCTCGTGAAGACGGGCGGCATGCCGATCAGTCAGGCAATCGCGCCGCTGCCGTACAAGGAACCGTCCGCGGCGCTCATGTCGCTGGTGCAGAACATTGTCGAAACGGGCCAGCGGCTGGGCGGCACGTCCGAGCAGGCAGTTGGCGAGGGCCGCGCCGACGCGCCCGTCGGCACGACGCTGGCGCTGATCGAGCAGTCGCAGAAAATCCTGAACAGCGTCCACAAGCGCATGCACTCTTCGCAGGCCGAAGAGTTCCAGCTCCTCGTCAAGTGCTTCAAGGAGCATCCCGAGAGCTTCTGGCAGCGCAACCGGAAGCCGGCCTTCCCGTGGGACCAGAAGACGTTCACCGACGCGCTCGACATGTACGCGCAGGCGCTGGTGCCGCAGGCCGACCCGAACACGGCGAGCCACACGCAGCGCATCATCAAGGTCATGGCGCTGAAGCAACTGCAAAGCTCAAGCCCGACGCTGTACGACCCGATTGCCGTCGACACGGCTGCGCTGCAGGCGCTGGGATGGAACAACCCGGAGCAGTTCTTCGTGCCGCCGAGCGCGATGAACCGGCCGCCGCTGGAAGTGCAGCAGGGCATCGAGGAGCTGAAGGTCAAGCACGGCGAGCAGCAGATCAAGCGCGAGGCACTGCAGCAGAAGACGCAGGCCGACGCCGCCAAGCTCCAGCTCGAAAGCCAGAAGCTCCAGCAGGAGGGCCAGCTTGGGCAGGCCAAGCTGCAGGTCGAGGCCAGCAAGCAGGCGACGGGGCTGGCGCCGCCCGAGGACAAGAGCCAAGAGCTGGCGCTGAAGGCGGCCGAGATCGCGTCCAATGCCAAGGACGTGCAGTTCAAGCAGGAGCGCGCGCTGAAGGAAGACGAGAACCGCGACCTTGAGCGTCAGGCCGACCTGCAGGAGGCCAACCTGAAGCTCGTCGGCGACCTGATGAAGACCAAGGCCTCGCAGGCGCACGCGACGACCGAGCGC